GCAAACTCTTTATCGATAACAATTTTTTGAGCATCATCTTCATAATCCACAAACCCTTCTGGTGACCAACGCTTGCGGATACCTAATACATCAGTTGTATCGATTCCTGTATAGTCATTATAATCTTCAGTCACATCCTCGGAATCATTCCCCATTGTTGTAATCCCTGAAGCCAACCATTTATAATCAGTCTCGGTTGGTTTAGTCGTGTCTGAGGTCCATGGTGCAAGATAATGTTTACGTACACTGTTTAAATTTTGTGCCATTATTATTCCTCCTTTGTAGGATACGTTGTGATATTTGCTTGTACATCAAGCATAAAAACATAATTTCGCTTATCATCTAATTGATTGATAAACGGTTTGTTCATAATAGAAATAGAGTTAAAAGAAAAAGAGTTATCAGCACTTTTTAGCTCTGATAACTCCTCTAAATAATTTGATACTAACCATAATGTGTTACCTATTTTTTCTTGGTCAACTGATTTCATCGCAAACTCATAATTGAGTTGCTGATCCTTTGCACCATCCATATATTCCAGTATTACTCTGCTACCAGGTAATGGATAGACACAGAAAGATTCTGTTGGTTGCAAATAGCCTAGTCTACATCTAATTGGCAGATTAGGGATATTGTTTATATTTTCGTTAAGGCGTTCGATAAAATCCATCAGAAACCAGCCCCTTTCTTGAATGCTTCTAGCCAATCAGATATAAAAACTGATTTTGCTTTTAAGTCCCATCTTGGCCCAGTTCCAGGAGTGGTGTAATTCCATCCACCCGGTGCGTAATAATGTCTTCTTGCGTATGGAGCGTTCCACTCAATAGATTTACCGTCTGGAGACACGTTACTTAATGTTCGTAAGTTACCATCGCGCATGGGAACAAAACTTTCATTCATTGTCGCATGCATTCGTTGAGACATATTAAATTGACCACGTTCAAAAGCATCCGTGGAAACTTTTCTTCTCAAACTTCTTAAATCTACACTTATACCTGGCATGCTATTTCACTTCCAATTCATATCCAATGATTTCATCCGACATAAAATATAAAGGTATTGCCTTAACTATTGTAAACTCTTTGCCATTGAAATTTACGATACCTTCATTCTCTAATATTGGCATATCAGGATTGTATTGCTTAAAAATCACAACCAAAGCATTGGGGGCATTTTCGGTGGCATTAATTCCCTGCCGTTTAAAATCGTAACCTTCATCAATTCGTGCATGAGGCAATTCAATAGGATTAGAAAAAATAGGTTTCCCCCAGTCATCTTCGCCATCTATTGCATTATAGGAGATAGCATGAGGAAACACCTGTTTTGGTGGTAGTCTGAACCTCATATGCTTACACCTCGATACAATAATCCTGTACCAGATAAAGCAGCAATGGCATCCTCTGATACAATACTAGGCGCTTCATTTCTTCCAGTATTGGAGTAGCGTGATGCTTCCGATACGCTGGTACGTCCAATAGACCACAATTGCGGTGTATTAATCTCATACGTGCTGGTAGCTCCTGTTTGTTGCATATACTCAATTTGCAACGCTATTGCCTTTTTGAATTTAATCTTCCGAAACTCGATATCCTTGGACAAATCGTGAAACTGATAGAAATTACGAGTCTGTATATCAAAAAAATCCGAAGCTTTTCCAACCAATTTGGTGAAGTCGTCTTCGGTAATTTCAGAATAACCAAATTCTTTGTATTCTTCATGTGTTAAGTACGGCATAGCTCTTCCTCCAATCAAAAAGGAAGGCTATTTTTCGCCTTCCTCAACAGTGTCATCTTCTGGTTGTTCTTCTTTCGGTTCTTCAACTCGCTCAAGAAAAACCTTACCATGTTTCGCAAGGTTTTTTTCAGCTTCTTTTGCGCGTTTGACAGTCATTTCAATTTCTTCGCCTACTTCGTACAATTCTTTCGTGTGTTTATCACGAAAAGTTTCTAATACTTTATATTTTGCCATATTATTCACCTTTACCCTTCTGGAGTATTGTCAATTTGAACTACAGCGAATGCTTCATCTTTAACAACCATAAATCCAACAGTCATGGTCGCTTTCAAAGCAATCATGTCACGTTCTGCCAGATTAATTGGCGCACCATCAGAAGCTGTAATAGTTGTCAAAGTAGCTTGATCTAGGATTTCGTAATTTAATCCTTTAAGAATACCGTAATAAGCATAATCCCAATCACCCACTAATTCTGCAGTTGTATCACCCAAAGTAGTTTTAGGTGTATATGCAATAGGTAACCCCAAAATGTCATCAACACCGTTTGAATTTGCTGTATTAAAAATGGGCATTCCATTACCATCTTTTGTTGAGCGATATTTCACACGCTGCTTACGAGTTGTAGCAATTCCATTTGGCTCTAAGTCTTCCTCTTCAATAAAAGCGATTGCTTCATTAATATCGTCATACTTATTAGCTGTTTCCGTAACAACATTACTTGCAGCAGTTGCAGCTCCTAAAATGTTTTTGGTAAATGGCGAGTTGACACCAGTAAAAGCGGATTGATCGAATTTTTTGTTAAATGCTTCTGCTACTTCTGGGCGCATTAATTCAAAGAAATTTGTTACTGAATAATCTAAATTCTCACGAGTCGTCGGAATGATAACCCCTAATTTATAAGCACGCATTTCAGCTTTAACAAATGTTGGTTTGCTTGTTTGAATACGTTCCGCTTCTGATACCCAGTAAGCACCGACACCAGTCATATAAGTAAATTCTTCGATTGGTTTAGTCATTGGTACTTGTTTGGCTAAGCGCATAATAGAGCTACCTTGCTTCACTTCTGTGATAATGCTATCTGCGATATTGCGAGGAATATCACCCGTTTTAGCAGATTGCATTGTTACATTATCAGGATTAAACGTTGGTGAAGCAAAATATTGCAAGTTCATTTTCATTAATTGTTTTTTCTTCATAATTTTCTCTCCTATCTAGTGATTCTGAATTCATTTAGTTTTTCTGGTTGAGGACCGACAGCAGAATTTTGACCACCTTTTGCATTACCTCCCACAGTGATTGTGGGGGATGTTCCTGTACCTTCTGTTGCTTGCTGAAACAAGAACGATTTGTTTTCTTGCAAACCTTTCAATTGCTCATCAAAACCCTGTAGTTTGCCGTCAACAATTTTGATAGTATCTTTGTCTAATTGACCAAGAACAATATCTTCATCGAGTGCATGAGCTTCTTTTAAGGCTAATTTGATAGAAAAATCTTTTTCTTGTTCAGCAATCTTCGCTTTGGAATCAGCTCTTGATTTGTCAAATTTTTCTTGCAACTCATTGTATTTAGCTGTTAATTCCTCATTGCCTTTAGCAGCTTCTTTCAAACTGTTTAGTTCTGATTGATTCGTAGCCAACTGTTCTTCTAGTTGTTCTTTTTGTGATTTCACTTTAGCGTAACGTTCATCAGCTTTTTCCTCACTTGATAAGTAAAACTTACTTTCTGGCATGCCCTCAACGATTGTGGTTGCTTGTTCTTCCGTTAGTCCTTTTGAAATCAAATATTCCTTAAATGTCATTACTTTTTCCTCCTATACGCTTTTCTACGTGGTTGCCTCACATTAGTGGGTTCAAATTGTTCTTTTACGTCCGCAATTTGATAAAAGGACAAAATAAAAAGGCTTAGTAAATACCTAAGTCTTCTGCTTCCCAGTATTCTTCGTCTAGATCATCTTCGTCAATAACGAATTCATCCATTAGATATTGGATCACCATTACTTTCTGCTCTATCAGCTTTAATCTGTTCCCATTCTCTTTGTTGGAATTCGCATAAAGATTGCACAGCGTCAGGCGGTTTCCTTTGACGATTGAATTTTCTAATCGCTTCTTGTTGTAAATTAATTGGCATGTCTGTAAAGAAATTGATTACATCATTGCGGTTTACGTTTTCCATGATGACCACTCCTTAATTTCGGGTACAAAAATAGCACTTACCAACATTTATTGTTAGTGAGTGCTATTTCAATTTATTTAATTTTTGCTTTACTGCATTTAATTGTTTGTAAAAATTTGTGGGATCCATTCCTGGTTCCATCTGCTCTGTAATATCAGGTATTTCATCGTTGGCAATAACTGTTAAATTTGGATTTTCTTGATACATCAATTCATAGTTATCAACTAGATATTTTTCCAAATCAAGAGAAAACTCAAATGGATTTATCTTCCTTGATAAACCGTCAGATAAAAATGCAAAAAAATTGTCTATCATGTCAATCCATCTCCTTCCAATCTTGTTTCGGATTTTTTCTATAAACATAGGTGACAAACTCTGTTTCATCTTTATTTTTGATAAAAGTATGACTATCGACAAACCATACTTTTCGGCCATCACTTTGTAAATAGTTCGGTCTTTGGGAAATAATATCCGATGCAATATCCACTGAAATATCAGTCCGTTGAATAAAACGACTTAATGCGTGACTTGAAAATTCATGACCGTATGAAAGAAAATCATAGTAAGCTTGTTTTGTCTTCTCTTTAAATCCATCATTCCAGTTCTTATTGTTAATTTCATCGATTGTTTTATATTGTCTTTCCAACGGAGCCCATTTGCTAGGCTCATTATACCGTATTTGACGGTATTCCTCCAATGATGACGGTGCATGATTACCTAAAGTCTTAACAATTTTGGAAAAATCTTTCCTGTCTTGATTAATTGTTTCTCGATGTGCCTCTATGACTGATTGACTAGGACCACTATGAACACTCTCACGCCCGTAACTTCGATGCAATAAGTCTTTGTTATCATCAATCAATTGCCTCAAAGCACCTTGACGTTTGCGAATTAAATTCCTGAAATACTCTTGGCCAACTTTATCATCTAGCAATTCAGCGGCTCTCAATTGTTTTTTCGCCTTTCGGATAGAACTTTCCATGCGTCGTTGCTTAGCGACTGTCTTAGCATTTTCTTGCGCCACTTTTGGCTTAGGGGGCGATGGGATACCAATATCATCTGTTGGCAACATTGAGTACCACCGATGATTGCAATTAATACCATTGCATCCTGCCGGCTCTTTCCAGCCATAATCGTAAACAGAAGGCAAATACTGATACTCTGGTGGTGCTTCATTTGTTGGCACCATTAAAACGAACTTTCCTTGAATTAGTGCACAGGCATCACGAGCAGCAGCATGACTACTCATAAGCGCTGTAACGATATTATATTCACTGATTGCCCGTTCAGTCCTCAAATCGTTGTATACTCGACGTGTGGTAGATTTAATAACCGTACGAACATATCTTTCCAACGACCATTCACGCCCTGCTTTATCCGTAAAACTAGAAGCTATTCCTTTTTCTACCATTTCATAAACAGCTGATTTAAAGGCTTGTTCAGAAGTTTGGAAACCTGTGAGTGTTTTAGTTACTGTATCATTTAAAACATGCTGATAGGCTTTTGAAAGTGGGTTGTATTGGTAATTCGTGTTAATCAACGTCTGATTGATATGATTATCTAAATCTAACCACTGACTATCAAAATACTGGTTAAGAATTAAATCTAAATTGGACCATTCGCTAACAGGACCACCTACAAGATTTGCTAACTCTCGGTTGGCTTCGATATTGAAGTCATAACCTTGCTTGACTATGATGTCCTTTAATTGCCCTTTGGTAATATTAACTGTTTCAGCAACTAATTTCTCAATCGTTGACATGTTCATCAGACGCAGCTGTTGCAATTTCTCCAATTGCCATTGGAACAACGTATCCTCGCTTAATGTAACGATGGTACGACTATTCAACATCTTAACTAGCATATCAAGTAATGTCTGCTCTAAAGCATCATAAGCATCTTGGAGGTGCGTTGATTTCATATCCACTTGATTCTGCGACATGATAACTTTTCTTCTAGGCAATCAGCATCACTCCTCTAAAGGTGGATTGTCAAAGATACCTGTCATACCTGCTCCTCTTTGCCTCATACCTTCTTGATACAATTGCAAAGCCTCGTCTTTAGGCAAATCGAGAACTGTTTCTAGCACTTTATTGACTGGATAACCTAAGTTGACTAACTTCATATAAAAATCAAGTTGCGCATCGCGATTTTGAAAAGCACCATCATTAAAATCTACGCCAATATCATTAAAAACAGGAATTGGTCCATTATAAATTTTGAAAGCTTTTCCTAGTTCACACACCGAAACAACTAATTCTTTAATGAATTTTTCTACTTCGGTGATCTGCATCGCTCTTGTTTGATATGTTTGAGAATTCTCACTTACGATTTCAGTAGCCGTTTTTGTACTACGAACACCATTTGCATCAAAAGTAAAGGTCCCAACCGATAGACTAGTTTCCATTTCTAATGTTTTCAAATGATGGTTGATAGCTTCTGTATATTCTTTTGTGCGGATTTCAGAAGATAAGTCTTTAATAGTATAATCATCCATGTTAGCACCAGGAATAATTTGAAATGTGTCTTCATCTTCGTCAAAAAACATCTTCACTTTATTATTTAGTTCATCCACACGGCTATTCATCAGCATTTCGCTAACTGCAATCCGTCGTTTTCCACGCCTTACTTCTTGGTCAAATTCATCGTAGGTACGGTTAATACGGTCAAGCGTTTTCTTGCAATTGTCACAAACTCCCAAACCAAGCGGACTATATGGACTAATATTGTTAAATCCAGATGGTTTCAGGTAAGCGAAAATAGGGCGAGATAAACCATTAAGTGATGTTGTTGACTCTAAATCATCATACAACTCACTTAATGGCACTTTAGCCCCTACGATATTTGAGTCACTCGAACGATACAACTCGTTCGTAATGACATAGCTACCACCATCCCACTCGTGAAACTCCAACAAGGTGTAATAAGTGTTTTCTCTACCGTTTGTTCTTGTGGTAACAAATGGAATCGCACACTCGCTAATATTATTCGTATTGGATTGCAACGGATAAAAGGCATCAGCTAATGCCCAAGAAAACTCCATCTTATTGGTTTGTTTATCAATATACGGGCGACAAACTAAACCACCTAGAGCGAACATCGGTTCAAGATACTTGCTAAAATTCTTTTTGAAATCATTGTGTTCAAACACACCTTGAACGAATTCGGCAGCTTTGCCATCCACATTAATTTCGCATTGCTCATTAAATACGACAGTTGCGTATTGATTAGCAACCTTTTTTAACATATTGATAGTAGATTGCTCACGCTCGATTGTCCTCTGATTACTAGTGCGTACTTTTAACTTCGGATAATCACCCTCGTAATGCATCAACGAGTTTTGAATCCGCTGATACTCTTTAGGATCCCCATCAATCTTTGGGTGATCTAAAATACTTTGTAATTGTTCCACCATACCTAATGCCTCACCGCCTCTCCTGAATAAATTTTTAATACGTTGAATAAGTCCCACTGGCTCACCTCCTAGACTGCAATACCTAACACTTGTGCATTATCAATACAAAAATATTGGAATGCATCGCATGTATGGTCATCTTCTTTTAATACAATTGGATTATCTGTATTTCCAGTCCCCTCTTTAAAGCTATAGCGTTTGTGTTCTTCAATGAATATTTGATTTGCGTTGGTATCCAAAATGTAGAACCGACCTTGAGCAAATAAATTCGTTGCATAATCAATCATGACTAACTTTTCTTTTTTAGCTACTGGATTCCAACGAATTTCGTAGTCTAAATAGTATTGATTACGTAAGGCTGCTTCAGCACTATCAATCGTGCGATTATAGACCTTCTTTCCTTTCCAACGACTATCCGACTGAGTTCTTGTAGCAAACTTATGCACCTCTTGCGACAATTGAGACGGAGCTAATTTAACAGACTTTCCGGCAGGCGAATAATAGTAAGTATCTAATAAAATTACTTTCCCTTTTGCCGTCAGACCTAGTAATAGCACTGTGGTTGCCGATTGAGCATGCCCGCCATCCAGAGAATAAAAAAGAGCCACGATAGAATCGTCACTCGGTAACTCGTTGATGATGTTGAATGTCTTAATGTTATAAACGTTGTCTTGGAAACCAACAGGTACACCTTCATAGAGATAAAGGTAGTATTCATAGTCGTTTTCTTTAATTCGATTGATTTCATCTAACATTTGTTTAGTTACAAAGCCTAACTGATCATCTTTGTAACAAGACGAATGAATCAAGTAATCTTGATGACCTTCCAATTCTTGTACCCACTCATTAATCCAATGATAGGGATTACGTGGCGGATTGTAAGAATAGAAGAAACGAACCATATCCGCATAGTCAGGTAACTGACGCATAAACGTTGCCTTCATCTGGTCAAACTCTTCCGCATT